AACGCAGGGCCGAGGCCGCCGCAAAACGCGAAGCTGATGCAATCGTTGCTGAGAGCGCGAGAAAGGCGGCAGCCCAAGAAAAAGAAACCCAACGTGTTGTAAATGCGATCAATAAAAAAATCAAGGCTTCGACAAAGTTCGTAAATCAGTCAAGGGGTCGAGCGGTTCCCCAGGCAGACGAAAACAAGAAACTTGTCGCCTCGTTGGCTCTTGTTTCAAGTAGCTACAACTCTTTGAACAGGGCAATTGGCGCTGGTGTTATTGATACCAAGAAAGCAGCTCAGCAATTCTCAAAGCTTGAGAATCAATTAAAAACTCTTGAGACTCAAGTGGGAGACGACCAGAGAGCTATCAATGCTTTAAATAGCGCAATGGCTGCAAGTGCTGGATCACAAATATTTTTGAAAAACCAACAAGATGCGCGAATGGCGACAGAGAAACTACAGTCAGCAGTAAAGGGCAGCACCTCCAAAATAGGTTCATTTTTCAAGGTGATGGGAACCGGAATCGCGAGCAGTAGCCGTGGCCTAGTCATGTCTCTTACAAACGTAACAGAGGCATTCCAGAAAGGCCAGATGGGCGGAAGGATGCTGTCCACCTTTTTGCTTGGCGATGTTATGGATGCTTTTATGATCGGCACCTTTGTGACCGAAGGTTTTGTTAAATCAGCAAATTCTATCGCTCCAGCAATGAAGAATGCTGCCAACATGTTGATGTTTGTCGGTCGAGCGTTTCCATTTGTGGCCGCAGGGGCCACTTTGGCGGCTGCGGCATTTGGCTTCTTCGGATTTAATCAAGATAAGGCGGCAGAGGGGAGCGAAAAAGCGGCAGGGTCATCGATGAAGATGGCTAAATCATTTCAAAGAGCAGCCGATCAGCTTGTTCCCCTTGAAACCAACCTAAGCAATGCATCAGATGCGATGGCAGGATTTATTGAGAGATCAAACCGTCTTGAGGCTATAGAATTAGATAAAGCATTGATGCCAACACAGGCTCTTGTGGCCGCAGTAAACGAATTAAACAACATAAAACTTACCGGACCTCAACAGGAAGCAAGGAAGATAGCGGCATTTTTTCAGTTTGCAAGGGAAAATGTTGACATGCTCATTCAGAGGCTTGCAGACCTTAACAATATGGAGTTAAGACTCGGAGGCGCAGAGGAGGCAAGAAGGTTAACGCAAGACATATCTAAGCTCAGCATCGAGATAAAAAAGCTTGAAATTGAGAAAAAACTTGATCCCAGGGGGACTGAGATTCGCCTTGATAGTCTAAGAAAAGAGCGAGAAATACTCCTTAAGCAAAGGGCTGATGTCGACAATGAAAGACGCGTTAAAGCAGAAGAAATAAAAAGAGTGACTGACGCTCTGGCCGCCCAGGAGGCGATGGTCGCAGAGCAGGTGAAGGCCGAGAAAAAACTTAAGGCTGTTCTTAAAGAAATAAGCAAGGCACAAAAAAGTACAGGCGCAAAGAAAGACGAAAAACAGGTTTCAGTACACGTTGAAGAGATGAAAGAAGCAATAAAGTTTGCTTCCCAGTTAAGGTCGGAAATTTCAAAACTTGAAGCCGAAAACATCAAAGCAGGTTCAGAGGTAAAGAAGCTAAGAGAAGACGATCCAAGGTTTAAGCAGCTTGCCAAGACTGAAAAACAAATAGAAGAGCTGGCTCGCTCTTATGGTGACTTAGTTCCTATCGCAAATGACTATTTTGAGTCAGCGCCTGATGATGCGCGACGAGCCCAAATGGCGAAAGAGGCAGATGAATTAAATAACATTGTAGACCTTTACAGGAAGGCTGCAAAACTGGGAATGGCTAAGCCCAAGGCACTTATTTTGGCCACAGAGGGAGAGCGACAGGCTTTTGCCGGAAAGGTTGCGGATCGTGAACGTGCCGTTGATTTTTTGGGGCAATCTGTGGGTGGTTCTGATGTCGCAGCAGCTCTTTTTAGGGACTTAAAAACACATGTGGATCTATTTGGGTCTGCTTCAGATCAAACCAAGTCAGCACTAATCAGTCTTGGATCAGCAGCGATGACGGCGGCTGCAACAATGGCGGCAACTTTTGGTCAGGCTGCCATGGGCAATTTTGGGTCTTTTATGTCAGGTATCGGCGGCGGCGCTGGCGCAGGCATTGGTCTTGCTATGGGACTTGATCCAGCAACGGGCCAAGCAGCAGGTTCGGCAGTTGGCGGTTTTGCCGATATGCTTCTCAGTAAAATGCAGATACCGACCGGAGGCGTAGCCGCAGATGGCACCGCTGAGACTGTTGGGTTTATGCAGATAATATCGGATACCTTTGAGCAAAACTTGTTGCCCGCGATAGAGGCCATAAAGCCTTTCGCATCGGTTTTGTTTTTTGTTGCCTCAAGGATGGGAACATTGTTCGGCATGGTCTTTGATGCCTTGGGGCCAGTGATTGACGTTTTAGCATCACTGTTTCTTGATCAATTAAGAGCAGCAATGGGGGCGCTTCTCGTTTTTATTCCACTACTAGAAATGGTGGGGATGGTTTTTGAGGCGCTAAGCCCAACAATAAAATTTCTGTCAAGAGGCCTCACCAATCTTTTAATGATTGTTTTTGCTGTTCAAATGTTTTTCACACAATTTATCGGCGGCCTTATCGGCGCATTCGCCAGCCTGTTCACGGCTGTTGGGCTGTGGAGCCAAACGACAGATTTCGGTAAAGACATCATGGAGCTTTTTAATAAGGCCGTAATTAAATCTGTTGAGGGGCTGCAAGGCTTCCTCACCTTCATAGGCGGTTTACTCATTAAGATGGCAGACGAGTTGAGCGGTTTTTTCGGCGACAATCCATTTTTTGAGAGCTTGAAGGAGATGGGTAAGTCCCTCAACAACGCTGCGGATGCGATGGTTGATGCGTTCACAGCAGACCTTCCAGGGCTCGGAGATGAGATTCGAGATGCCGCAGCGAACTACAGACAGCAAAATGAAAACATGGAAAGAGCAAACCAACAAGCCTCAAAGTCTCTAAACGCTCCTAAGGGCTTTAAGGTCGAGAAGTATCGTTATGAAGCGATGAATCCTGAGAGATCAGGGTCTTCTATATACCAAAGCTCTGAGCCTCGAGGTGGTACCACAATTGTTATTGAGAATGCCTATTTTGAGTCTGATGTTGACC